GACACTCAATTTTTCCAGTATTTCATATGGATATCCATCGTTTAAATACATTGAAAATGCTTCGTCAAATTTACCACTGCCTGTTTTTTCGTGATAGTCAGCCAGTTTCTCAATACTGTCTATTTTTAACCACCACCCCTTGCTTTCTATATCAAATACAAAAAGGTATTCTATTTTCTCTTTTTTTGCGTCCTGCATATTTTCACCTCTCTCTTTAATTATCTTGGCATAATAAATTTTCCTCATATGCTTCAATCCATTTTTTACACCGATTATTTTTTCCTGTCATATTAGGCTCAAATTGTTTTCTAATCACATTCTGTATTCGCTTCGTATTCCTCTTTGGATATCAGCTTTACTTTTTCCACAGGAACATTTCCAACAGCTCTGGATTATCAAACTCATTTCCAGCAATCTCGATTTTCGAAAAATCATCTGCTAAATAGTAAACATGGTGTTTAGTCTTATTCCAGATCATAAATACAGCGTGTTCTTCAAACCATTGCACTACACCTATATCACCTTTTCCATTTCTTACAATATCATTCTCCCAAATCTTCTTACCATTCTTGTCGGTCAGTCCTGTGTACTGGCAGAGGGTGACTGGATCAATCAAGTCATTAAATATACTAGTTCCATTACAAATCAGATGTTTTATTGGTTTACCATCTTCTGTTAGCGGATTGGTAGTATATGCATAATATCCTTCCACCCATTCTCCATTATCTTTTCTCTTTGCTTTAAAAAGGATTTCTCTATTCATCTTCCTTTCCTCCGTTCTATCGCATCTGCTCCAGCAACTTCGCACACTTGTTATACTGGTTCAAAATATCGCACACAAACCGCCCCATCTTGCATTCTGCGCATTTATCTTCCAGTTCTATTCCATTTAGCTGATCTGGATACTTGCACAGGTTGTCACAAATATGTTCCATCATTTCCGCGGTGATCCCGTCCATCCATGTTTCTTCTGTTTTTGGCATTAGTCATTCCTCATAATCGTCATTTTATCTCCAATTGCTCTTACAACATTTACCGTAACTCCATTTCCAGCCTGTTTGTAAAGTTGACTGTCCGAATTTACAAACTTAGCCTTCTCAAAATAATCATCCGTCCACCCTTGTAGTCTAAAGCACTCTTTTGGAGTCAATTTTCTGATTGCTATGTAACATTTGTATTTTTCATACCAAATAGCATACACTGTTAATTCATTTTCCACCTGAACAAAAATACCTTGGTTACAGCTTGTATCTAGCGTATTTGCTAATTGTTTCCAGACTCTTCCTCTTCTTGTCTTGCTATCAGGAATAGAAAGATTAATGCTGTCACCTTCATGTGCTACATCGTATCCTTGCTTTGTAGCTTCTTTTACATTGATTGCTATTCCGTGTCTATCTTGAGAAGTTAATGTAAACATCGGATCTCCATTTTCTTTGAATCTTCGTCCGTTCTGTCGCTTCTCTGCTCTAACTGGCGTGAGAACAGGAATTACGACACCAGAAACTTCTCCCGATCTATTACATACACCTTTATTGTATCTTGCTTGCATTGCTCTGGCGCTATCTGTTGTTTTTAAACCTGCCTTATAGTTCATGTCGCAAAAACAAGGAATTCCAACATGGTGTCCTCTTCCTCCGCCTTGTCCCGTATCGAGGGTTTCTGTTATTCCGCCTGGAGAAAAAGTCTGTGTATTTCTTCTGTATCCATCTCTATGAGCGATTATTGAAACACTATTTTCTCCATCTGTTCCCGTGACAGGAAGTATTTTTTTGTAACCATATCTTCTAAGATGTCCGATAGTGTAAATGCGCTCCCGGTTTTGTGGCACGAACCATTTACTGTTAATATTCTGCCATTCGATATCGTACCCGAGTCTGTCCATTTCAGAGAGGATTGACAGATAGTCGAGTCCTCGGTTGCTAGAAAGCATTCCCTTAACATTCTCATAGATAATCCATTCAGGTCTGTTTTTTTCTTCTTGTTCTTCCAACAGTCTAAAAATTTCTCGTACAAGGCTCGATCTGTCTCCGTCAAGTCCTGCTCTCTTTCCGGCAACACTGAAATCTTGGCAGGGTGCGCCGAATGTCCAACAATCTGCTTCGGGCAAGCTCCTGGCATCCACTGTTCTAATGTCACTTGAGTACCATTCTCCGTTTCTGTATTCATCTTTCAAAATCTCCTTTTGTCTTTGCTTGAGTGTTAGAGTGTTTAAATATGCTCTTTGTTTATCTGTGATTAAATGCATGGATGTATAGCTTGCAGTTGCGTACTTATCCCACTCACAAAATCCAACACACTCATGTCCAGCAAGCTCAAGCCCTCTTCTAAATCCGCCTATTCCGGCAAAAAAATCTATAAATTTCATTTTTCCTCAGAAGCCCGGTATACCCTTGCCCCGGCCGGAGGCTGGCTCCTTTCTATTTTCGCTTATTTTTTATAACCTACTGCAAATACCTCCGCATTAATATCCGGTTTGGATTCGACATCGCCCTGTTGAGCCGGCAACTGGTCCGCACCCAGCCCTCGTGAAACTCCATGTAATTTGCAATGTTGCCAAAGATATCCTTGACCGAAGCTTCCTGTTTCTTTGACTCAGGCATCATATCGTTATCCTTCAGGAAGTTTTTAAACGTTTCAATGCTCGCATCTATTCCGCTCTCTTCGCTTATTGCTGCATAGATGTTCTGGATCGTAAGTCCGTATTCGATCATGTACTTAATTTCTCCCTTGTACGGTTCGTATTGTTTTCTTTTATTTTCCATCTTTCTTAACCACATCCTCTTGTTTGCTATTACCCTCTTTTTCACTTCTTTTCCGGTAATATCCTCAAGCACTCTGCAGATATGCTCATCCGTGCATCCGAGTTTTACCATCTCTTCAATCTGGAATCGGTACTTATCCAAAAAATGTGCTGCTCTACTCATTTTCCTCTCACCCTCTTCTTTCTCTTGCGCTTGGTGCTGCCGTACATAAACGCTGCCATATTGCAGACAAAAGACTTGCTTCTCCCGAGTTCTGCCGAGAATTTCTCTTTCGTCTTGCCCTGCTTTTCTAGTTCCTTGCAGAGCAGAGCGTAATTTATTGTTACTTTCTTCGGTTCCATAGTTCCTCCTTAATTCGAGTTCAGTAGTTGCTCTTCCAGAGAGTCCATGTCATATTCTCTGCGATCAAAGTTGTTTAGGTTTCTGCTTACTGGCGGTTTTGCCGTCCTCTCTGGTGGCTGATAATTTTTGTCGAGATAATCTTCATATCCGGTGTTAAAAAAGGTGCTGCCGTATTGAGGTTTTCTCCATTCATTTTCTTTTAAATCTTCTTTATAGCGATTTATCGCTCTTTCGAATTGCTCGTAGCCAATATCGAGTAGCCTTTCCTTGCTCTTTTTACTTACCTGTCCTTTTCCTTTTTTCTCCGGATATTTTTTCCATAATCGCTCAAATAACTCTTCTATCTCTTTTTCTTTCTCTTTTCTCTTTACTCTATCTCTATTCTCTTTCTCTATCTCTTTCTCTGTGTTACACAATGTTACTGTATCGTTACAATGTAACGCTTTTCGCTCACGATGCGCTCTAACTCGTTGTGCTGAGTCACTTTCTGTCCCTATTGATTCTTGCGTTTCTGTCATTAAATACTCATTATCATCACATAAAATCATAAGTCCTTGCGCAAGCAAAAATTGAATTGTAACGCCTACATTTTCCGGGTCTTCATCTATCTTCAATGCCATTTCCTCTACAAAATTCTCTTCGATGCCGTCAAAATATAACTTCCCATCATCTTCCAGACTGTAAAGCTGCATTTTCAGATATATGATCGTGTAAGTATCTCCACCGGCTATTTTCCTAAGTTTTTTTATTTTTGGCTGACTAAAAAAGTTGTTTTTCAGTTTTAGCCAGTAATACTTTTTAGCCATAGTTCCTAGAGTCTTTCACTCCTTTCCTCCCGGGAGAAATCCCGGGATATGTATTCAGCGTAGTGTGACGTACCTGAACATGAACGGGTTACAATTTATAACAAGGCTCTCTACCTCATTACCTCTTCAATCCGGACAATGATTGACGGGATTCCACTTGTATACTCAAACTCATGCGTTGTATTCACGACATGAGCCGGATCATCATTAACAATCACATCGCATTTCTGCAATGCGTCCTCAATCACCTTGTCCGCAAAACTAAAAACATTCATTCTATCCCGTTTATTGCCTTTTTTCGGCTCTTTAAACATATAGTGCAGAATGATAGGCTTATCTGTTTTAAAACGCTTTAAACCAAGTCTGACGGCGTTACAGGCTATCATCTGATACTGTTGCTTCATTCGATTTCCTGCTTTCGGGTTCTTCCCGATCTCATGTATGTAATCATTCAGACCCGGGAAACAATGTCCTTTGTAAAATTTCCCTCTGATTTCAAAAATATGATTGTCCATATCGTTCCCTAAATTCCTCTCGTGTATGGTTCTGCTCATAGATTGCCTGCCCTACCATCTTCGACAGTGCCATGCTTACACCATCTCCATGTATCCTTTTGTGGCAATCACTACATACAGGCAGGAGCAGCTTGTCCTCCGTTCCTTTTTGCCTTCTTCCTTTTCCACAGATCAGGTGATGCCCCTCGATGTTGTATGGTTTCCCGCATATCAAGCAAAACTCAACGTATTCCGTAACCACAGTGTCTGACTTTTTCATCTATACCTCTCCTATCAAATTATCTGGCCAGATTGGTGCTTTTAGTATTTTGGTATGCTTGCACCAGTCGCAAACTTCACAACGGATTGGATCGATTTCTCCATTTTTCAGAGAGAGAATCTTTGACACATTCATCTCCATTCCAGACAAGCAATCATTCATCCATTCCTGCGGGATCTGGATAATCTCGATATCTGGCACTTTCTCCTTGCTGG